GGGATGATTTAGAGTTTAGAGAAGATAAGGTAGATAGAGCCATTAAGTTTATAGGGACTTTAAAGCATTATACAGGTAAACATTCTGGTAAACCATTCATCTTAGAAGGATGGCAGCAGTTTATAATAGCTAATATAGTTGGATTCTACTGGAAGGGAACTACTACCAGAAGATATACTAGCAGCTATATAGAAGTAAGTAGAAAGCAGGGTAAGACAGCTTTAGCTGCTGCTTTATGCTTGTATTATTTAATAGCTGATGGTGAAGATGGTGCAGAAGTATTACTGGCTGCTAATAGTAAAGAGCAGGCTAAGATAGCCTTTGATATGTGTAGCAAGTTTAGTAAGGGACTGGATTCTAAAGGCAAGTATCTTACAGCCTATAGAGCTGATATTCTGTTTAACCTTACTAATTCCAAGTTGAAAGTATTGGCTGCTGATGATAGTAAGCTGGATGGATTTAATGCCAGCTTTGGTTTATTGGATGAATATCACGCTGCTAAGAATAGTAAAGTACGTGATGTTATTAAGTCCAGTATGGGGATGAGGATGAACCCACATCTTTGTACTATTACTACTGCTGGCTTCGATAAAACTTTACCCTGTTACCAATTAAGAACCGTAGCTATAGAAGTGCTTAATGGCTTAAAGGTAGATGATGAAATGTTTATAGCTATCTATTCTTTAGATGCTGATGATGATTGGAGAAATGAAAAGAACTGGATTAAATGTGCACCAAACTTGGATATTACAGTAACTTCCAAATACATTAGAGGACAGGTACAACAGGCAATAAATAACCCTGCTGATGAAGTCGGAGTTAAAACTAAGACTTTGAATTTATGGTGTGACAGTTCTAATGTGTGGCTACCAGAGGACTATATTATTAAGTGCAGTCAGGAAGTAGACCTTAATAAGTTTGCTGGTATGGATTGCTATGTAGGTGTGGATTTAGCTGCTACTTCGGATTTGACTGCTGTAGCTTACTTAGTAGTACAGGATGGTACTTACCACTTCAAAACACATTACTATCTTCCAGAATCGGCATTAAAGGATAAGGCAGATAAGGAACTTTACAAATACTGGAAGCATCAGGGGTATCTTACTGTTACCAGTGGTAATGTTACCGATTATGACTATATAACTACTGATATGCTTAGATATGCTGATGTAGTTAATATCCAGTCTGTAGGATATGACAAGTATAATGCTACACAATGGGCTATAGATTCTACAGAGCAGGGATTACCATTAGAAGAATATCCACAAACACTAGGTAACTTTAATATGCCTACTAGAGAACTGGAAAGGCTAATACTATCTGGTAAGGCAGTTATTGATAACAATGAAATAAATAGGTACTGCTTTAGAAATGTTACTTTGAAGTCTGATTATAATGGTAATGTTAAACCGAATAAGGCAGTAGATAAGAAGAAGATAGATGGAACTATAGCAATGATACAGGCTTTAGGTATGTATCTGAGAACACCACATTACACAAATGAAATACTGACTATTTAATGGGAATTTTTACTAATTGGTTTAAAAAGAAAGAACCAGAGCAGGAAACCAGAGGGTTATTCTGTGATTCATTGATGTATAATATGAATGGTAGCTATACTACTAATAAGGCTATGTTATTATCTACAGTCTACAGGTGTGTAGATGTTATTAGTGATGCAGTAGCACAGCTTCCATTAGAACCATATTACATTAATGATTCTGGTTATAAAGAAAAGTTTATTAAGCATCCTACCTACTACTTACTGAACAAAGAGCCGAACAATAAGATGAGCAGGTTTACTTTTATAAAGACTTTGATAGTAAGTACATTACTTAAAGGCAATGGATATGCTTATATAGAAAGAGATGCTAAAGGAGATGCAGTAGCACTTCATTATTTACAGCCAGATTATGTTACTATTACTGAACAGAAGGACGGAATTAAATATAGTGTTGTAGGCATTAAAGGACTGGTAGAGCCTTGCAATATGATTCATATACTGAACTTTAGTTATGATGGTATTACTGGAATCAGTACTTTACAACACGCCAGACAGACTTTAGGACTGGCTACAGATTCTGAATCACACGCACAAGGATTCTTTAAAGGTGGTGCTAATCTGGCTGGTATTCTTAAAGTACAATCTACTTTAACTGGTAAGCAGAAGGTAGATTTAAAAACTAGCTGGCAGACTGCTTTTAGTCCTACTACTGGTACACCTAATGGAGTAGCTGTATTAGAAGGTAATATGGACTTCCAACCTATTACAGTGAATCCTGCTGATGCACAACTATTAGAAACCAGACAGTTTAATGTAATTGATATTTGTAGGTTCTTCGGGGTATCACCTGTAAAAGCATTTGACTTATCCAAGAGCAGTTATAGTACTGTTGAGGCTACCCAGCTGGCTTTTCTTACTGATACATTATCACCATTACTAGAGAAGATAGAATTAGAGTTTGAAAGGAAGCTGTATAAGCCTTCTGAAAGGAGTAGAATAGATGTAAGATTTGATACTTCTGTATTACTAAGAGCAGACAAACAATCTTTAGCAAACTACTACAATACACTATTTAATATCGGTGTGGTTAGTGCCAATGAGATTAGAAAGCAGTTGGATTTACCTGCTGTAGATGGTGGAGATTCCCATTTCGTACAAGTGAATCTGATGGAGATTAAAAATGCTGCTAATAACATTCCATCTAATAACAATATAATCAATGATACAGACAATTTACAAGGGAACTGACTTGGTATTCAATATTAAGTTGGAAGATAAGGACGGCATTCCCTTTAGGGTAAGAAACACTTCTGAATTTATACTTAGACTTTACACCACAAACCCAGCAGAGTTTATAGAATGTAGTTTTAAGGGTGGTGATTTGACTGGTATAGTAGAAGAAGATAGAATAGATAAGGCGGTTATAAATTCATCTGACCTAGATAAGCTACAATCTGGACTAATCTATTACAGCTACAGCTTTAAAAGTCCTAATGCTATGTTTAATGATGCTTATTATGATGAGGTAGTAAAGGGGCAGACTAATTATTATTTGAAGTAATGGAACTACAGAGAGCAACTAAAGAAGGAGTATTAGAACTGGATAGAATCAGTGCCAAGATTGGTAGTACAGTTAATGCTGTATGGGGTACTATAGAAGGTGATATTACTAAGCAGACCGATTTACAGGATGAATTACAAGGTATTAAAGATGTTGTTAATACCAAAGTTGATAAGGTAGACGGTAAGCAGTTATCTACAGAAGATTACACAACACCAGAGAAACAGAAACTGGCTGGGCTTAGTAATTATGATGATTCTGCATTAAGAAAGTATATTGAATCCTTAGAGGAACAGAACAAGCTATTAAAGGAACAGGTAGCAGCATTACAGAATCAGATAGATAATACTGGTTGGATTCTATTGGAATAATAACAATACTATGAGAGAACTAAGAAACTGTAATGAAATTGTAAAGATGGATTCTAGGACTGTAGAAGGGTATGCTTTAGTATTCGGTAAGCAGTCTAGGGATTTAGGTGGCTTTACTGAAGTAATAGAACCTACAGCCTTAGAAGGTATTTTAGAAAAGTCTGATATACTATGCTTACTGAATCACAATGAGGATAGAGGTATATTAGCCAGGTCTAAATACGGTACTGGAAGCCTAGAATTAACTATAGATGATACTGGACTTAAATACAAGTTTGAAGCACCTAACACTGCTTTAGGTGATGAACTGTTAGAAGGTCTTAGAAGGGGTGATATTAGTACTTCTTCATTTGCCTTTACTATCGGTAAAGATACTTGGACTAAGAAGGAAGATGGTAGCTATTTAAGAACTATCAATAGCTTCAAAGAATTATTCGATGTATCACCAGTATATAAGGAAGCATATCCAGATACATCTGTAGCATTAAGAAAGATGCAGGATTTAGAGAGCGAGGATTTAAAAGATTACTTCGCTGGACTTAGGAGTAAGTTAAACTAATGAACACCTTAGAACTACTGGACAAAAAGGAACTGCTTAAAAAGAGAGCAGAGGAAATTATATCTGGTGCAGAGAAGGAAGTAAGAAAGCTAAATGCTGGCGAGCAGGTAGAATTTGATGCACTTACTAAAGAAGCGGCAGATATAGATATTCAGATTAGGAAGATTGAAGAAGATAACCTTAAACAAACAACACATACAACTAATACTATGAAGGAAAAGTTTTCACTTTTAAAGGCTATCAATGATGTAGCCAATAACAGACAATTAGACGAGAGAGCACAGGAAGTAGTAACTGCTGGTATCGCAGAAATGCGCAAGGCTGGTCAGTCTTATAGCGGACAGATTGTACTTCCTATCGAGGAAAGAGGTGATATTAAAGCTGCTGTAGCTACAGCAGGACAGGAGAATGTAGCAGAAGATAAGTTGGGTATTCTTGAACCATTGAGAGCAAATTTAGTATTGGCACAAGCAGGTGTTTCTTATATGACAGGACTTGTAGGTAATGTTTCTATTCCTGTTTATTCTGGTTCAAATGTAGGTTGGGCTGGTGAAGTTGATGCTGCTTCTAATGGCGGTGGTACATTCTCAGAAGTAAACCTAGAGCCTAAAAGACTTACTGCATATATCGACGTATCTAAGCAATTCTTAATTCAAGATTCTAATTCTGCTGAGGAAATGCTAAAGAGAGATATTGTTTCAGCTATTGCCAACAAACTTGAAGCTACTATTTTGGGTAGTGAAGCTGGTGATGCAAAGAAACCTGCTGGTATGCTTAATGCTGTAGTAGCAGATAGCAATGCTATCACTTACAAGGATATTGTTAAGATGGAAGCTGATTTGGAAGCTAAGAATGTGAGAGGTGATATTAAGTTTATTGTTTCACCTTCTGCTAAGGCTGATTTAAAGACTACTGACAAGGGTACTGATACTGGTAAGTATCTGATGGAAGGTAATGAGGTAAACGGTTATCCAGTTCTTTCTACTTCTGCTGTAGCTGGTAAGGGTGTAATCTTCGGTAATTTTGCTGATTTGGTTATTGGTCAATGGGGTGGAATTGATTTAACAGTAGACCCATATACACAAGCTGCTAACGGTAAAGTAAGACTTGTTATCAATGCTTACTTTGATGCCAAGCCTAGAAGAGCAGAAGCATTTGTTAAGAAGGTTCTTAAAGCCTAATTATAGTCTATTTAATAAGTAGTAAGCTATGTATATAACTTTAGAACAAGCAAAGAAACAGCTGCTAGTAGATGAGGATTTTAGGACAGATGATATGTACATTCTGGACTTAATAGCTGTAGCAGAGGATTCAGTATCTAAACATTTAGACATAGCTTTAGATGAATTAGAAGTAGGTGGTACTTTACCACCTGCTATAATTCACGCTATGTTACTAATGATAGGTAATCTTTATGCAAATAGAGAACCTGTTAGTTATGGTACAGTAGTTAAGATTCCCTATAGTTATGAATATCTGATAGGACTTTACCGTAAATACACAATTAAATGAGAGCAGGAACATTACATTATCCTATTACCATACAAGAACCTGTAGCAATTAAAGATGGCTATGGTGCTAATTCTATTGATTGGAGAGATGTTATTAGCACTAGGTCTAATGTTACTTATAACAGTGGTAATAGACAGAATCAGAATAATGAAATAGTTCATTCTTATACTGTAACTTTTACTGTTAGATATTATCATAAGGTAAATGAGAATATGAGAATCCTTTGGGATGGAAAGAAGTACAGGATTCTTAGCATAAATCCAGAATTATATAAGCAATCAACCACTATAGTAACTGAATTGATAAATGAATAACATAGAAGTGGATGCCAGACAGGTAGTTTCTATGTTTGCGGATTTGACTAGTAGGCAGCAAAGGCAGGTTTATAGAAGTGCTTTAAGAAAGGGTGCTGGTATCTTAGTCGGTGAAACTAAAAGACAGCTAAGGCAGACTTTAGGCAGAGCAGCTTCCAGTAGAAACTGGTGGAATGGTAGAACCTTAGTAAGTGGGATTAAATCTAATGCTGACCGAAATGGGACAGAAGCTAAAGTACATATTATGGGTGACTTTAGATTGAAGTTCTTTGAAATGGGTACTAGAGTTAGAAGAACCACTGGTAATAATACTGCATCTGTCAGAGGTCGGAATCCTATAAGAAGGCAGAGAGCAGCAGCCAATAGAGGTAGTATTAATGCTGTACATTTCTTTAGAACAGCTAAGAGCCATAAGGAAGGGGAAATCTTTAATAGTATGGATAACCTTATTAGCCAGTCAATTCAGAGAATAGCAAATAGAAACAGACGATGAGTTTACAAGTAGGCAAAGCAATATATAACCTGCTTAGTAATGATGCTAATGTTACTGGCAGGGTACAAAATAAAATATATCCCTTAATTGCTGATACTGGTACTACATTTCCCTTTATTGTTTATAGAAGAACTGGTATAGAACCATCTGATAGTAAAGATAGGTTTATCTATAAGGAAGATACTTATGTAGAAGTAGTTATAGCTTCTGATAAGTATAATGAAAGCATAGAAATAGCTGATTTAGTAAAGGATGCCTTACAAGGTAAAAAGGGGAACTATTCTGGTATTAACATACAGGATATTAGAATGACTAATGCAGATGAAGATTACATAGAAGATACGTTCATTCAAAACCTTACATTCAACATAAAGACAAATGGCAGGACAAGTAATTAACGGTGGTGACTTAATGCTATTTATTGACGATAAGTCTATAGCATTTGCCACTAACCACAAACTAAGTATAAATGTAGAAACAGTAGAAACCACTTCTAAGGATAGCGGTGGTAAATGGGTAGCTAAGGCAGCTAGAAAGATTAACTGGAATTGTAGTACCGAGAACCTTTATTCTAATGATGGTGAAGGTATTACTTTTGATATGCTATTTGACAAGCTAACAGCCAGAACACCTATTAAGGCTGTATTCTGTTTAGAGAAAGATTATTCAACAAAGAAGGATGAAGTACCAGAAGGGGGATGGTTGCCAGCTACTACTGGAACTTATTCGGGTAATGTTATTATTACAGCACTTGAAGCCAATGCTCCTAATGGAGATAATGCAACATTTACAGCTTCATTTGAAGGTGTGGGTGCACTTTCAAAAGCAGCATAATTATAAGCCTTTATATCTCTAGGTTATGGAGGTGTAAAGGCTTTATTATTTAATACTTATTGATATGACTATTAAAGGACAAGACTACAAATTGAAATATACTCTTAGAGCCTTATTTATCTATGAACAGATTACAGGTAAGGCATTTGAGTTAAAGACTATCACAGATGAATATCTATTCTTCTACTGTGTCTTAATGGCTAATAATCCAGACAGTTCACTAACCTTTGAGGAACTGATAGAAGCCATAGATGAAGATATGGGTATTATGGTAGAGTTCCAGAACTTCTTAAAGAAGGAACTGGAGAAGCAACAGCTATTCATTACTAATAATACGGATGCTAAAAAAAAGTCCTAACCACTAAGGAGATATATTCAGCCTTAGTAATAGAAGGTAGACTAGACCCAGAATATGTACTAGATAAGATGCAGATGTATGAGTTAGAACCATTGATTAGCAATCTACATAGGAAGGACAGAAATAGCTGGGAACAGGCTAGAATGATAGCTTATGTAATTGCACAATGTAACAGCACTAAGAAGTTAAAGCCTACTGATATAATGCAGTTTACTTGGGATAGTGATACTACAGGAGAAACATCTATTAGTAATGAAGATATTAAGAGATTGAAAGAGAAAGCTAAACAATATACAACACATAATTAAATATGGCTGATTTAGTAACCAGACTATTATTAAATAGTAGTCAATTCGATAACAACATAAGACAGTCCACACAACAAGTACAACAGTTTCAGCAGGTAGGAAGGAATATCACAGCCACTATAGGAAGATTTGCTGGTGTGCTAGGTATAGCTATGACTGCTGGGGAAGCATTTAATGCTGCTGTTAATAGTTCCAGAGAAGCACAACAGGACTGGAATACTGTAGTAGGTACTGCTAAGACTACTGTAGATAATTTCTTTTCGTCTTTATATAGTGGTGATTGGACTGTATTTAAGAATGGGATATTAAATGCTATCGGACTGGCTAAGAGATATACAGAAGCCTTATCTAATGCTAAGATGGCTATGGCTATCGGTGAATCTAAAGCAGATAGATTAGAAGCAGAAAGAAATAACTATGAATACCTTATTACTAAGAAGGGTATTAGTAATGAGGAAAGGACAGCAGCCTATAACACTTACATAGAATTATCCAAGAAGGAAATCTTAGAGAGGGAAAGTAAAAGTAAGTACTTCTGGGAACAGATTCAAGAAGTAATGAAGGCTAAAGGTGTTACTGGTATTAATAATGCTAAGGAAGCACAAAAACTATATGAGAGTTTATTAGACCCATCTACTAAGGAATATGCAGATTTAGAGAAGTACAAGCAAAGGAAGTCAGATGCTAAAGGTACTAGGAATCTAGGTTACTTAATGATGATTAGCGGTGCTGGTGTAGGTAGTGAAGGATTAGACACTTATACTAAAGGTGTTAAGGAACTGGAAGAAGCTACAGATGAGAGCCTAGAGAATATGATTAGATTCCAGAATATCTTTACTTCGGAAGTCGGTGAAGAAGTAAAGGATATGCTAGATAAGGCTATAACCTTTACTGATAAGGTTGGTACTATTAAGAGAGATATGTCTGATGCAGGACAGGATTTAAAGGATGGTCTTAATAATGGAGAGGTTAAATTAAAACCTGTTATTCCTACTGGTTCATTAGCAGAACTGGATGCACAGATAGCATCTTTAAGAAAGGAATTAAACCTAGCTATTAGTAATGAAGATAGGATAAGAATCAATGCTGAACTAAATGCACTTACTGAACAGAAGAGGGTAATAGAGTTCCAGTACAAATATCCTAATGCACCTAATGTAGAACTAGATGATAAGAGAGATGGTCTAGCTGGTATGGTGAGTAAACCAGAAATGCCTACTTCACTTCCTAAGTTTAAGAATCCTATTACTAATAAGAATATCAAACTGAATAATGAGTATGCAGAAAGTCTAGGTGCTATAGCTTCTATTATGGGTTCTGTAACCAATATGACCAATGAAGGTGCAGCAGCTTGGTTAAGTTGGAGTGCTAATTTGATTAGTGCTGTAGCAGCAGCTATCCCACAAATTGTAGCATTAACTACAGCCAAGAAAGGTGAAGCTATTGCCAGTGGTGTAGCCAGTGCAGCTCAAACACCGTTTGTAGGATGGTTGTTGGCAGGTACAGCAGCAGCGGCTGTAGTAGCAGCTTTGGCTAGTATTCCTTCCTTTAGTACTGGTGGTATATTCGCTGGTAATAGTACTATTGGAGATATGAACCTGGCTAGGGTAAATGCTGGTGAAATGATTCTTAATAACAGACAGCAAAGGAATCTGTTTAACCTGCTTAATGGTAATGGGGTTATGGGTTCTGCTGGCGGTGGTCAGGTAGAGTTTAAGATTAGAGGAAAGGAACTTGTAGGAGTTCTAGCCAATTACAATAATAAAACAGCTAAAGTAAGATGAAATATACAGCACAATTCTATGATATAAATGAGAAGCTATACACATTGGAAATAGGTTCTGGAGAAATGCAGAACATTACTTTATCTGCTACACCATTCATAACCGAGTTAGAAACTTCTGATTCACATTTATATAAACCTTGTAAGTATAGCAGTGCTACTATAGGAATGATTACAAACGATTATAAGTTTGATTTGTATAGTAGTACAGCACAACAAAATAAGGTAGTTCTTAGTAATACTGATGGTATTGTATGGGTTGGGTATGTAACACCCAATCTATACAGTCAAGGCTATGAGAATGAATTAGAAGAAATAGAGGTAGAAGCCATAGATGCACTTAGCACATTACAGTATTATAAGTACACCACTATAGGCGGCAAGAAGAATATAGTTTTATTTACCCAGATTATAAACCATCTGCTTGGTAAATGTAATGCTTATAGTTCTTTCTATATTTCGGATAATACACAGTTAAATGCTACATCTGACTTTTGTTTACCTAGTAAGATGTATATCAGTGAACAGAACTTCTTTGATGAAGATGATGAACCTATGACTATGCAGGAAGTTCTGGAAGAAGTTTGTAAATACCTTAATGTAACTGCTGTAGCTGATGGTGATAAGGTTTACTTCTTGGATTATGATGCTATTAAAAATGGAATCAATACTTACTATAAGTTTATCATTGGTAGTACAGCATCCACTAAGGTAACATTACAGCAGTCTAAAGAAATAGAAGCCAGTGATTATGTTGAAAATGGTGGTCATTTATCCTTAGATAATGTATATAATAAGGTTACTGTTAAAGATAGTCTATACAGCTTTGACAGCATTATACCTAGTATCTGGGATGAGAAGTATTTAACTAACTATGGTGGTAGCTGGTCTTATGTGCAGGAAGTAAATGAAGATGGTAAAGGTGGTATGCACAAATGTTTCTTTAAGTATCTAAAGAACAGTAACTATAAATGTTACTATTATAATAAGACCACATTAGCACAAATATCAGCACCTTCTACTATTAACTATGCTACTACACAGAACTATGTAGGTGCTACTATTTGTAAAGCCTTCTTTGATAAGGTTACTGATTTTAATAAGAAGTATAATAATATCAATTTCACAGACTATGTACTATTACACGTTCATAATACTTATGATGGTAAACTAAGACCATTATTTGAACTGGAAGTAAATGATAATAATGTTAGCTTCATTGGTGGTTCAACTTATCTAATTATTAAGGGAAATTTCCTATTTATGGATAGAGAATCTGAAATGTATATAATGCAAGGATATAGTAACAAAGATGATAACTTTAATCCAGATAATCTTTATATAGACTGTAAGCTAAAATATGGCAATATGTACTGGAATGGTTCTGGGTGGACTACTACAGATAGTACATTCAAATTATACTTTGATAACCAAGGACAGTCAGACCATTGTATTAACAGGATATTCCCAGTTAAAAATAACATTGATTGGAAGATGGGAATAGATGGTGAAGGTTACGCTATTCCAATGCCTAACACTAATGAAGTGATTACTGGTAAACCTACCTTTACATTATACCATCCACACAAAATAGATAATAGCTATAGATGTGATGCGGTGTTTCTTAGTGATTTTGATATACAGGCTAAAGTTCAGAACTTTCAAAAGGAAGAAGAAAAGGATTCTGATACTGAATACAGCAATATTATAAATGAGGACTTTGTAAATGAGATGGATTCAGAAGATTTTGCTATATGTACTTGGGATAATAAGGAATGTAACTATAGTGCAGTTTGCTATAGTGCTAATAGTACTAGCTTTACTTATCTGGATAACGTATATAATAAGGCTACTAAGCAGATATATAGACAGGAAGAGCATCTTATATATAGGCTAGTAACACAATATAGTACACCTTCTGCTATTCTGAATCTGAACTTACAGAACAAGTTTAAAGTATATGCTACTATGACTGATAATTTTCTTCCTAATAAGACCTTCATAGTAGACAGCATTACTACAGATTATAGATTATGCAAGCAGGAAATACGGTTAATAGAAAAGAAGTAATATGCAATTTACAAGGACAAATATAAATAAGACATTTCGTAACGGTGTAGTCAATGCTAGTAATGTAGCTGTTACTAATGTTGGCGGTGGTGGAAGTTCTTCTTTAAGTGGAAATTTTCTACCTGCTGTTAATAATGGTGACGGCTCTTATACAGTAGATATATCAAAGATAGTATTTACTGGAAACTTAATCGGTGAAGGTGAAATTACTGCTTATGGTCAAGGTTCTACAAGTGGTGATACACCTACAGGTTCAGTTACTATTTATGATGGCTTGGATTCTGTAGCTGTAGATGCTGCTTTGTCAGCCAATCAAGGTAGGATATTAAGAGAGATGATACAAGCTATAGAACCTAGCAGTATATTATTAGCTGGTCTGGAAGATGTAACACTAACCAATCTGGCAGACGAGCAAATATTAAAGTATGACGCAGCTTCTAAGAAGTGGGTTAATGGTGATGGTACTAAGGTTACTTGGACTAATATAGAAGGGAAGCCAGCAGCACTTACAGATGCCAATATAGCTAAGTGGAATGAGAACAACCACACACATACTAACAAGACTACATTAGACAAGATAACAGAAGCCAATCTTACTAGTTGGAATAACAAGTTAGATAAAACTATATGGGACAAGGCGTTTTACTTTGATAGTGCAGGTGATTTAAGAGCAAAAGTTAATGTAATAGGCGAGAAAGAAATTAGTGCTTATGGTGCTGGAACTACTTCGGGTACTGGAACTGTAACTATAGTGGATGCACTTACCAGTACAGCTACAGACTGTGCTTTAAGTGCTAATATGGGTAGAATCCTTAAAGATATGATAGATTCTAAAAGCAGTGTTTCTAGTTGGGAAGATATAACAGATAAACCTAGTTGGATAACATCTGCAAAGCCTTCCTATAGTTGGGGTGAAATAAGTGATAAACCATCTACATTTACACCTAGTTCACATAACCATAATAGTAGTTATGTTAGTGCACTTGGTACTAATGGTAACCACCTTACTTGGACTAAAAATGGTACTACTAATAATATTACTGTTCCTTATGCTACAGCAGCAAATAAGGTTATTAATACATTAACCTTTACAGGCTATCAATCCAAGTCTTTTAATGGTAGTGCAGCAGTCAGTGTAGCTATACCCAATAACACTAATCAGTTAACTAACGGTGCAGGATTTATTACTAGTAGTGCTAGTATCAGTGGTAACGCTGGTAGTGCTACCCAATTACAAACGGCTAGAAATCTTTGGGGACAAAGATTTGATGGTACTAACGATATTACTGGTGACTTATATTCAACTGGTACAATTAACTGTAGTAATACTATGCAAATTAATGGTGGTAATAGTGTAGGAAGCTATCCAAAAGTGCTGTTTCATATTCCTGATGTAGCTTGGGCACAATTATTTCTTAGACTTGGACAGTTACAGTTAAGGGACGGTAGTAGTCAGGATGGTAATTGGTATCCAATGGCGACAGGTTCATTTACCGCAAATGGTACTATATCCAACACTGATAATGTATATACAACTAGTTCATATATTAGTAGTATGGTTGATAGGTGGAATCATTCTTGGAACATATTCTTTAATCCAGATAATGCAATTTTTAGAGCTAATCAGATAGCATTAATGATACCTAATCAAACCTCTTCACGCCCTGTTATTGGGTGGAAAGATTCAATTGATGGAGTTGGATATCTGACAAGATATACTATAGGTTCTTATCGTATGAATCGAAATACGTGGGGAAGTATGCTGTTAGCAGTGTCCAATGATGATTGGGGAAACAGTGCGGGTGCTCAATTACAATTAAACGGAGAAGGTACAGCAGACCTTATAGTTTCACGTTTTACTGTTCACGGGAATTTACAAGCAAATGGAGAAGTAACAGCTTATAGTACTTCTGATAAGCGTTTAAAAGAGGAGGTTAAAGCAATAAATAATGCTAGTGACATCATAGATAAATTGAGACCTGTTTCTTTTAAATGGAATGATAAGGCAAAAGAACTTAATCCTAATAAGAATAACAAGTTGAATTATGGTTTAATAGCGCAAGAAGTTGAAGAAGTAATGCCAAGTATTGTGCATCCAATTTATAACGGCGAATATAAATCAATAGATTATATACAACTGATAGCTATTCTTATTCAATCCAACAAGGAAATGAGAAAGGAAATAGATAGACTTAAAGAACAAATAACAAACTGAAAACTAATTTGATATGATATTAGGAAGTGCAGGAATAACAACAGGTATAGTAGGTAATGCAATAGGTTCAAGCAGTAGAGATATCGGTACATTATGTACACATAATAATATAAATAAATGGTCAAAGCATAAACCTATACGTTATAATAAAGTTGAAGGTTTGAGTGATGAAGAATTTAAAGGAACAAGCGGTGATAATTCTTTAGGTATCTATTATGGTATTAAGGCTAGTACAAGTGCAGGAAATTATAATCAGCTTCACGATACTAATTTTGATTATATTGGCAAACCTAATGGCGGTGAGCTATCCCCATTTCGATTAGGTGATTTTAGAGGTTATGATACTAATGCAGTGCCAACACTTACAGGTGAGATAACAAACCTAGCCTACACTAATGTTCCTAAAAGTTTTAATTGCTCAGTTATTTATGATTATACAGGAAGTAATACTACTGGAATAGATTTTAGAGAGTTAATTAATACAGATGGTGATGCAATTAAATTTGAAAATTATTATCCTTGCATTTTAGTTGGTGATTATGCTAGAGGATTGTTTAATGAATATAACTCACAACAAACATCCATTAAGTTTAATAACGCTTGGTATAATAAGTTTTATGCTGACATAAGTAGTGGTAACTTTCCTACAAGTTATATTAATACAAAACAAACTTGTACTTTGTTCTTAACACGTAATCTTTACGTTGAAGGTGGTATTACTGATTTAAGAAACTGGCAGTATGTAAAAGACAAAGCAAATGCTTATAATGCTTTTGCAGTGCCTAATGCAGTGGCTAAGAAAGTAGAAATTAAGAACTATAGAACTTATACGATATTAGAAGCCATTAAATGTATTAGAGAAAGTAACGGAGTTAAATTAACATTATATTTTCCAGAAGGCAGACCACAAACAAGTACTTCTTATATAATTGGGATTGAAAGTCCTGGCAGTGGTTCTAAAAAATGGGAATATAGTACTTCTTCAATACCAGTTATGAGTATAAGTTTTACTTGGAGTGAATTAGGAATACTACCTATTCCCAATCAAACATATACCGTTAGTGGAAGTATTACTAATGGTGGTAATTTAGTATCTAACTTTAACTTTGATAATATTTAATTGAACTATGGGTTTTATAAAAGATAATAAAATAGAGATACAACTGGTAGTGGCAGTATTACTAATACTGTTCGGTTGTGTCCTTGTTGTGATGGCTTTTGGGGTAGCACCATTAGGTATAATAGATAATAGTGTGTTATGGGTACTAGGACAAATATTAGTGTTTAGTGGTACTTTATTTGGCATAGATTATCATTATAGAGTAAGACAATAAATAAATTTAGCCTGTAGTCCTTTATTGGATTGCAGGCTAATCTAGTTAATAGAATATAAATTTGTTAATAAAATACACTAGCGTTACTGAATAAACACTATCTTTACAAAACATTTACTAGGCACGCACTTAATCGGTGATTTTGCCGAAACATTAATTATTATAATTATGGAAGTAAATGCTAAAACATTTGTAGAGTTAGTTAACAGTGGTAAAATGAATCAATCTGAGAAGTTTGGTACTTGGTTCTCTAGTACAGATAAACAGGATGGCAAACAACTGATTGATGATTTGAAGATGAGGTATGATAAAGCTAAGAAACATTTGGAATTAATGGAGCAATATATCAATGTTTTAAAGGCAGAAGATATAGATGATATAATTAATGACAAAAAGATAACTAAACTCTTTGAAGGTATTAAAGATACTAAAAAGAGAGAAGAACTTTTACAAGCCTATAAAGCCGCTAAAGCTAACAACTATTAAATGTGTGGGCTACTAACTTCGGTTGGTAGCCTATTTTAATTTGATAGTTATGGCTATGGATTATGAGAAGATATATAGAATAGCATTTGAGTTACCTAGTCCGCCCAAAGAGCCAAAATATGATTGGGCAGCTTACATTATCTTTCCTTATGTTAGATTCCTTAATAAGGAAGGGTATGGGTTTAGTGTATTCTGTAAGGATAATGATGATAAAACTACTGATTTTATATATCTTAATGCTAATTGGGGTGTAGTACTAAAGCAGCATCTACTTACTAGGTATAGAAAGAGGATTCAAAAGGAATTAAATAGTTTAGATATTAGAAGTAATTCTAAGGATAGAATATTATTACTTATTAATGCGGTGTTTAATTTGTGTGTGAAATGTGCCTTATTTGAATTTGATACTGATAATTACTATATATATACTAGATTAGGGTTTATTCCATCTTCTAGATTAAGTGAGCATATTTTTGAAGGTAAGACTTTTCTTAGTGTTGACTTGCTAAAACCGAATCAGCTAAAGGTTTGGGAAGAAATAGAATTAAAGATAGGAAATGTTAATAATAAACCTCTAGATACATTAAAGATTGAAGCTACTTATGATTATGAACTAGGTAAGTTTGTATATCACTAATAAGGGGAATGGGGTAATATTTTAAGCTGACAGTGCTTTAAACCCCAGCCCTCCCTACTTTCTACGGCTGTAACTTTTCAATTATGTAAAACTTGATATAAGTACATAATATGACCCTACGTTACTTTATAAGCCATTAATTATACTAGATAAGTTTGCAGGTATCAAATACCTTTGTATCTTTGTATCAAAATAGTATTAACAACGTCTTTTAAGCACGAAATACGCTAAAGGCTTGATATTCAGCCCAAGTTTCAACTCTTTTAATGTTGGGGTCCTGGGTTCGAGCCCCAGGCGCACCGCGAAAGGGAGTAACATTAGTTACTCCCTTTTTTGTTGTGTATCAAGCAATTAAGGCGTTGGGAGTAGATGGAGAACATATAAAAATTGGGTGCATATTTACCGGAAACTTACCAGTATTTCCCGATTTTTACCGATATTTTCACCTATAATGATACCGCCTTTGATACCATTTTTTTATTGTAGCGATAATCAGTAGATACCAAAACTCAAAAGAATATGAAATATCCGACAATGAGATTCGTCTTTGACCGTAAAAAGGTTGCGACAAAGACACACAAGGGACTCGTTCAAATTGAAGTTTTGAGCGAAGGTAAGAGAAAATGGATCGGAACCGGCGTTAAAGTCTATTCCGACCAATGGAATGATCGAAAGAAGATAATCAATTCGGTTGAAATGATTCAATTGAACCAGTGTCTTGATGAACAACTCCGGATTATCCAAAATTGGATTAATGAACTTATCAGCAAAAAGGAAGTTTTTGATTTTGATAAGCTGGATAGATTTTTGAGATATACCAATAAATCGGAAAGTTTTGTTGACTTTGTAGAAAGAAGAATTGAAGAGCGTGGAGATATAACGGAAAGTACCAAAGCTTCCCATCGGACATTTGCGACCTCATTACGTGAATTTGACAGAATAATATATTTTTCTGATCTCACAAAAGCCAATATCACATTGTATGATGATTGGTTACATGCTAAGGGCTATTCACAGCCGACAATATATAACTATCATAAACGTAACAAACGTTATATCCACGAGGCCATAAAGTTTGATTTGCTAAAAAATGATCCGTATAAGGGGGAGCGTTTTTCCCGTGGCAAACATGCCATCAGGAAATATTTGACTGCCGAAGAATTGAAGAAAGTGAAAGATGCTCAAATAGACTCGGAAACGATCTGTAGAGTCCGTGACCTTTTTATTTTTCAGGCATATACTGGAATATCCTATGCTGATCTTGCTAAATTCAATTTCAAACGTGACGTACAAAAACGCGGCAATAAGTATGTTATATTGGATATTCGTTTAAAGACAGAAGAAAACTATTTTATCGTATTACTGTCTCCTGCAATGGAAATATTGAAAAAATATGATTATGTGCTTCCGATTATCAGTAATCAACAATACAATTTGCGGCTTAAAATAGTTGCTGATTATGCAGGGCTTGATAGAAATTTGACCGTTCACATGAGCAGGCACACATTTGCGACAATGTGCCTGAACAATGGGGTTAAAATGGAAAATGTGAGTAAAATGCTCGGTCATACAAATGTACGCACCACACAACAATATGCTAAAGTTCTGAATGCCGAAGTGGAAAAAGACTTTGAGATGCTGGAACGGATTTTGTCATAGTATAAGAGAGCCACGCTAAAATAGTTCTACCGATATTTAGCGTGGCTTGTTTCATTTAAAATACTCCATAACTTGTGCCGATTGTTCACGGAGACCACAGCAAAGATAATTTTGAGTCATTTCCACGCTTGCATGTCCCATCATTTGGCTTATTGAGTATAAATCGGCACCGCGTAAATACAAATTGGTTGCAAAACTCCGGCGTGCCGTGTGGCTTGAAACAAATTCCCATTTTTCACCTTCCACTTCCTTTCCGGCCTTGAATATTTTAACCGCTTCTGTGATTCCGGTTTTCCGGCAAATATTACGGATATTATTGTTGAATGTCGGATCAGTAACTTCTTCTTTTGGCAAATTTGTTAGTAGCTCTTTCACGATTGGCTTCAATGGCACTGTGGCATGAGTTTTAGTTTTTAGGCTGACATAAGAGATCATTCCACCCACTATATTACGGTTGTTCAACCGTGTATAGTCACTATGACGGCAACCAGTAAAGGCTCCTATTAAAAATTGTGTGCGTACCAATTGTTCGTTGGCATTCTTGGGAACATAGGTGATAATTCGTTCAAGTTCTTCATCAGTAAGCCAAACATTAGTGCTTCTCACATTTTTTACTGAAAGGATTTTATTATAGTCTTTAGGTAGCTCAACCTCTTCATTATACAAGTTCAATACAGCTTTTAATTTGGCGGCATATTGGCGAACAGAGTTTGGTGCCAGCCGTTCTTCCATATAATCAACAAAAGTCTGCAATCGGACTTTTGAAAGATTCTCCCATGTTGCCGGGCAATCATTTGCCTTACTATACATGTTGAGTATAATTTCATATTTGGGGTATTTTACCAAAAATGCTGTACGTAAATCTTTCATTTTTATTTCATTTCTTTATTCCAACTATCATAAATATCTTCCCAATTATCACCTAAGCCAACCCTTATACCGAAAGCGTTGTAACATTGTTGTACCGTTTCTTTCGGTGGTAAATATCTCCCGTCACTTAACATTATATAGCCTTCGTTTATTTCTTGTTGTAGCAAGTTTATATCTACTGGCATAATTTCATCAGGGAACAGCACCACGTTTCCTTTACTCGTTTGATAACTGACTCTTGGTAGTTCAAAATGCCCTCTCTGCCCAGTCAATAAAGAACAGATTCCGATTTCTCCGGTAATGAGATGAACTTCCGTGTTTGGCGCATTTATAACCATAAAATAGGCGTTATCGTCATTTTGGAAATGATTTACTACTCTGCCCACCCTTTCTGTATCACATCTTCTCATTCTCTCGTCCCAAAGATGTCCCAAATCATCATGGAACCGGATATAATCTCTTACCTTATCCCATGTTCTTACAGACAGAAATTTCATAGCAGGTAGAGTAAGAGTTTTTTCTACACCATTATCATATTTAAGTTCATGGGTAAAGTAATGTTTTCGTGAGCCGGTAATGTGTATATCCGTAACATCAAAGTTTTCGTCATATCCGTTTTCGGTGGAATATTCTTCAAGAACAACAATATCACTCTGTACGATTTCATCAACTATCTTTTGAAACTCATTATAGGCGTTGGTTAGCAGGTTTTCGGTATTCATGTTGTCCTGCATGGGTATTTGTGCAACAAGTCTTATCGGGTATTCATTATGTTCTGTACCATAGCACATATTCTCCACAATACCACAATTAACCTTCCCACATCTTTCATGAAAGAAGTCCATTGTACGCAATACATCTTGGTTGCTTAATTTCGTGGGTTGGGTGACAAACAGCACATAACTTACTTTTACCCTACTAAGAAGTTCTATATGCACGTTTGTAACACTTGGAGGCGTGTCAATAAGAACATAATCCGGGTTGATAGAGTGTATTTTCTTTTTAGCCAGTTCAAGATATTGCCTTACCATTGATTTTTCCAAGTAAATAAACTTGGAAAACATATTTCCAGAAGAGTGTACCCAAATCATTTCATGCGGATGATCGCCTTCAAATTCGGTGTTCATTGACGGGGTATTTATATCTGCATCAATGATAAACACCTTATTCCCTTGTTTTGCAAGTAATCTTGCTATATTTGCGGTTGTTGTGGTTTTGCCTACGCCGCCTTTGCCTGAATATATTATAATAGCTTTCATATCAATTAAATATTTGGTTCAATAAATTCTATATTAGCCATCCGCATTTCATCTTCAAACGCCCATTTGTAATTGTGATTTTCCCAAAATGAAGCATATTCACAACCACGGCAAGTAACGGAGTATCGGCCTTCTCCTATTTTTCTTGCTTTACAAACATCGCGGAAAATCCGGTTATCTATCGGAAAGTCTGTAAAACATACGATCTCTTTTCCTTCATCCAGTAGCTTTTTAAGAAGCTGATAGTCACGACTGGTTCTATATGGCATATTCATGGTTGACCCCTTCTTTCATCAATTCAGGATTATCAAAAGCATTTCCTATGACTCGAATTTCCCGTTTGAAATCATTCCACCAATCAGGTGAAATTTGTTGCCATGGGTTCATCCATTCTTTATTTAAGTCGCTGATATTGGCAAGGCAAAAGCAGGCATATTCATCTATGTATTTAACCAATTTGGGATATTTACCATTAACACTAATAATGTCATGTTCGTAAATTTCTGTACCTTCTTTATCTGTTTTGCCTATAAATTGGCCGATTGTTTTGCAATCAACCTCATACTCTATGAATGTTCTTTTACCTCTATGGTTCAGATCACCATATACCCACATCTTTGTATTAAGGCTTTTGCCTCTGAATTTTATTATTCTCATAAATATTAAGAGTCAAGTTTTTTAATAAATTCATTTAATCTACTGGCTGAATAATCGGTACCGCCAATTATAAAATAACCATCAACGGCAAATTTGAATGCTTCAATGGCTTTTTGTCTCATTCCTTCTTCGGCTATCGCTATTGCTGCATAGGCTTTTGCTTCTGATATGGCATATTGCACATAGCCGGTAGAATCCATCCGGTTGTCACTTTCCAAATCCAAAGTGTTACGTCTGATATAATCTTTTGCTTTTTGATTCATACTTTTGGGTATTTTCCTTCTCCTTTCGGATCAGTTCATTAATAAATTTACTCATGTTCGGTTGCTCTCTGACAAAATCAACCAAATCAATATCCAGTCTAATAGCATAGACCTTACTTTTCGTAACCGGTTTGTTTCGGCGATAACTTCTTTTGGCTTGTTTATTCTCTTCCATAATAATTCATTGATATATGTAATAATTCGTTTGAAATGGCTGTAATTTAGGCTTGTTTGCCTCTTTTGTTCCGTCTCTGATTCGATGATTACCTTTGGTGTGAAAACGTCTGAAATCGCCCCAAAATAGTTCATCTGCATTTGCCTTTGGTCGGATTGTTCCCCAAACATATCGCCGTAATAGTTTGGGTAACATCATGGAAACAAACAGTAACGCTATACATTGGTGATTCAATAGTTTGGGCACAACGATTCGGCTGATAGTTCGTTCATGTTTATGTATGAAGATAGGCACCGGGAAAACCAAAGGCCGATCAATATACAATAGTTCGGGTGTGTATGCGCGTACTGGTTCATCCTCTGTTATTGGTTCGGGTACATTTGCGTTTGTTTCTTCGCTTACTGATTCGGTTAATAGTTCAGGCAAAGAAATGCCGGATAGTTCGGTTAACATTGTTAGCCTCTGTAATGCTTTGTTTATTTGATCCTGATAAAACCAACGGGAAATAAAATCTATCAGAGCTACCAAAGCAAAGACAAACGCCGGTGTTTTCGTTTGTGCATCCACATATAAGGCCGGTAAATGTTTTTCCGGTTCTCTTACCGGTTCTTTTTCCGGGATGATCGGAGCTTTGGCGCGATCTAAAGCCTTTATATTACATTTTAAGTTCGGGCAAATAGAATCATTTATAAATGCAGGCATAACCACACCTATACGCGCCGTCTTATCATCAAAGACCGCCGCCCGATCAGGTGCAACCAGCCACACGCCACCAGTCCAGCCGGAAAGCAAGGGGATAACGTTTGATGCAAAGAAACCTAGCTTTATATCAATTAAAGCGGCTTTTTCCAATGTTGCACAAAGTTCTTTGTGTCCGTTACTGTCTGCATCATTATAAGATAAATAAACTTTATTATCTCCGGCAATAGTACGAAGTGAAAAACCGCTTTTTTTGTTTCGTTTGGCTATTTCTTTTACAAAACCGGCGACCGCTTTTAATTCGCTTTTCTGAATCTTTATAAATCCGTCTTTTGAAAGATTGGGGTACACAAGCCGGTAATTAGGGAAATATCCGGCAAAATCACAAACAAAGGTTTGTTTCTTATCGTTGGTTATTTCTGTAATATTGCCGCCTTCCTGATTACAAACACAAACAGAACACCGGCCAACCATTTCTTTTAAATGTTTGGGATTGATAAATAATTTTAGGCCGTCAGGCAAAAGCCCGGATGTTTCAATAATTACGGGGTATTCTTTTAATGTACGCCCGTCAGAAGCAACTAAAGCCGATTTGTAAGGATCAAGATAAATATAATTAAATACCGGTCTTAGAGGATCTTTTGTTACTAATTTAGTGATATTTAGATGTTCCTTTGTAATCCACATATCAAAGGAGCAAACAATATTTTCGCGCTCTTCTATTTTGGTAAACCTTGTTTTATTGGCTTGTTTGGTGCCTATCAGCTTTTCAAATTGCCAAACAAGATTAAAAACCTGATCCACTGGAAAGGAACATTTAAAGCTGTTTATTTGTACAGTCCTAAAATCCGTTATATTTAGTTTGGCATCAACGCAAAGATATTTTATATTTATCTCGTTACCGTTGGCATCTTTCAGTTTTGCAAGCTCCGCGGCGGTATAGGTGCCGGGAGCTATTTCTATTTCATTTGTAAAAACGTCGTTTGCTATTTTAACCAATTCGGCCAAAATGAGGCCATTAAATTCTTTTTCATTCATAACATTAAATAGTTAGATATTTTACACCAAAGTAAAAGCCTAAAGCAAGGCAAAAAAGCAAGTAAATAGGAAGCAGCCAAAGACCGCCAAACGCGCTAAAGCAGATTAACAAAACTACTATTAGCCAAATAATTACGCCCACCATGTTAGAAAGTAGGGTTTTCAAGCTCTTGCAAAAAATCGTCCTCCGTTATACTCTCACATATATTTGAGCCATCAACATAAACACTAAATCCGGTTGCGGTGCGGAATACTTCTAATTTGTGCGTTTCTCCGTTTGGGGATTCTATTATATAAGCAGTCATAATATCAAAGTTTAAAGGAATGCCGGGAAACCGCCCGGCGCGGTGGAATGTTTGTATTATTCGTTTATGTTATGCAAATTACAGTTCCAAACGTGTTAGGGAATGAACCGTCTTTGTTAAGGCTAACAATAGATATATTATCCCCGTTATCCTTTATTACATAAACTATAAGTTTTCTAAATCCATATAACCCAATATGATATAATATCTTTTTCTCCATAAATTTAAAATTTGTCTGATTGATCGTTTTTATTTATGAAGTCTTTTAATTTTTTGGGATCGGTGCCAGAGATAAACACCACGGCACCGAATAAAAGCAGCATTAAACAAAACATAGCTTATTATTAATAAAGTGTTGCACGTTCGTATAAACTTTGCGATATAATGCCATCTTTACAAAGTCCGTCTTTATATTCTCCGAAAGCTATATTAAAATCCAGTTTAAAAGAATGTTTCTTTTTGTTGGCTTCTCTTTCAAATTCGCCTCCGAACTCTTTGCAGAACACCCAAAAAGATCGGCGTAACTCTTTTTGATTGGTTATCGTATATTTTGCCATGGCTATTTCATTTTAAAAGTTATGCCAGCAGGCAACAAAGAACGGTTAACACTGGAAACGAATTTATTAAAATCGTTCTCCGTTACTTTTGTTTCGTAGTCTTTCCAATTAAAAACAAGCTCGTTACTATGATCGTAATATATCACATTACAAACTGATAACCCGGCATCAAGAACGGCCAGCATAACTCGCTTTTCATTTTCGGCCTTTTGTTGTTTCTTTTTGCAATCGTTAATTATTTCAGCGCGTTTTTTCTCGTATGCTTTGCGCTTTTCTTCGTCTTTTCGCGCTTGTACAGCTTCAGGACGATAATAACCCTCGTTTATTCTGTTAGTTATAGTTGTACGTTCTTCATCCGTTAATTTCAAAGTAAAACGTTCATTTTCCGGCTTATATGGGTTTTCCCATATTTGCCCGGTTAACTCTTCCAGCTTTTTTATAGCCTCGTTAGATTCTCTTTTCCAGCGTTCAACGATACCAAGCGTATAAAGAAGGTATTTAAAGAATTGTTTATCTTCTGCCTGATAAAGTAAATTATACTCCGTTTCTGTAATACGCAAATAGTTAATTGCAGTTTCTTTGCTGCTGTTTGTAATATGATAAAACCCGTTTTCAACTGGGTACATTGGCGCGCCGTAATGATTAGACAAATGAAGATCAACGAACATTTTAAACTGTGGGAAACGCTTTAGTATTTCTTCATGGCAGCAACCACCAGCACACCAAACGAAACGCCCGTTTTTGCGTTGTTCGTAAATATCCGCCGTTATACTCCAATCGCATATATTATTTTTGCAATCATCAGCCAGTAATATTTTAACATTGATTTCAAAGGTTGTCCCGGCTTGAATATATCTTTTTGATACTGTGTAACAAAGTCTATTTGTAGTAGTCATAATACAAAGTTTTAAAGGGTGAATAATGAAAAGTAAGAAGTAACCCGGAGCCATGACAACCCCGGAAAAATAGTTATTATTAGAATTTAGAAAGATATTCCACGCATCCGATAATATAGGCCGCGTGTTCTCTTGCCGCTTGTTCTTTTTCTTGCTTGGTTGCGGTCTTATGATCCTGATCGGAAAGCATTTTAGCCGCCATCCGGACGATCTTTTTCATAGTAGAACAGTTTGCAAGATATTCAACGGAAGGAGTTAAACCGCGGTTTACTTTTTTCAAGAGTGCATTTTGCAGCCATTCAGTAAGCGCGTAAATATCGCGAGAATTGCGAATATAGATAATTAATAAATCTGTGTTCATAACGCAAAATTTAAAGGGTGAAACTTGGTTTGTCTTTGTTTTTCCCTTAACTTTGCGTTATCACTGTGGAAGGTGATCCGATAAACGCAAAGTTTAAAGGGAGGCCGGGAAGAGTCGCCAAACTCGACCCGGTTTTTTATTAATATGAAATCTTTTGAATGCGATCAAAAGGAATTAATAACGCTATATGTTTATCTTGATAGTGAATCAGTTCAAAACTATTTGCCGTTGATAGTCTTATAATAGCGGCTTTTTTCGCCGTTTCTTGAAACACATCAAAATGAACCTTCAAACGGTTGCAACAGTTTGTGCCCTCTGGGGCTACATGTACGGCGTTTAGCGTTACATTTTTGTTTTGTAAGTTTAGTAATACTTCCATGATCTTATATTTTAAATTAAACACTCAACCAAGAAGAAGTAAAAGCGGAATTTGTGGAAGGTGATCCGGTCTTTTATCTCCTTTTCTGTATTACAAAGATACGAATAATATTTGTAATACAAAACAAAATGTACTTTTATTTTTAAGAAAATGCTCCGTTTTTACATTTATTAATATTGATATAATATATTGATTATCAATAAATTAATAAATAATATGATGATAAATATAAAGTATTTAAGAAGTAAGGAAATATTTATAGAAAATAGGTGTTTAAATACGCTTATTTGCTTTATTTATAGCCTTTGTTTAACTTTGTAGCAAGTTACAGAGCGCGAGACGCCAATATAATAAACCCTTTTATATCGTTTTATATGGTGTA